AAAGGTTCTGTATATGTAATGCCTCAAGGAGGTGTTGTTACTCCCTACGAAAAAAATCGTGTCAGAGTTGCTGATTGGGCCTGCAGTAAAGGATACTATTACAGTCCGAGACTACATGTCGATCTGTGGGGCAATGGGTGGGGTAAGTGATGGGTGTGGCTACTAGCGATGAAATGATCCAATCGTACGATCCGTTCGATGATCGTGCTGTGTTTGAATATAAGTACAGCATTATTCCTCGTCGTTGCCATACCACTAATCAGTGGATTTGGGGTTTATCAATGCGTGGCCGCCGCATAATCGGGGGCCCGGGCGACCCTGTGGTCGAAGATCGTTGGTATCATCGCGATGAAGCAATTATTAAGATGTTAAAAGGATAATATATGGGGATATTCAATAAACTGTTTAATAAAGAACAGCCTATTAAAGAGGAAACAACGTTGCCTACGCCCGAACCAGCACCTAAAGCACCTCGGGCTAAAAAAACTACACAACCTAAAAAAACACCTAAGCAAATTGCTACAGAAAAAGGTGAACCTTACGTTAATATAATCAGTGTAGAATTGGACCCAGAGAACATTGGTAATGGTGCATTTGAATTAGATTGGAATGATTTTTTTGTAGCCAAACTAGTTCGGTCTGGTTATAAAGGCAAAGACGATTCTCAGATCGTGGATCAATGGTTTCAGGATGTTTGTCGTAATGTCGTTATGGAAACATTTGAACAGTATGAAGCCAATAATCCCAGACCAGTAACAGGTGTACGACGCAAGGATCTTGGAGACGGGCGCAGTGAAGTAAGCTAATTATCTTAAAGAAGTTGACAAATATTGAATAAACTGCTATTATTACTGCACTATGCGATATCTTATTGTTGACACAGCCAATACCTTCTTCCGTGCAAGACACAGTGCCCATCGTCAAAGTGACACATGGGATAAACTAGGTTTTGCTATTCACGTAACTCTTGCCAGCGTAAACAAAGCATGGCGAGATCAAAAAGCAGACCATGTAGTGTTCTGCTTAGAAGGGCGCTCATGGCGAAAGGACTTCTATGAGCCCTACAAGAAAAATCGCGCAGTCGCAAGAGCTGCACTCACAGAAAAAGAAGCAGAAGAAGACAAGTTGTTCTGGGAAGCTTTTGACGACCTTAAAACTTTCTTATCCGAACGCACCAATTGTACTGTTCTCCGGCACGAGCAATTGGAAGCAGATGACTTGGTGGCAGGTTGGATTCAAGCACACCCGCAGGATCACCATACCATCGTAAGCAGCGACACTGATTTTCATCAGTTACTGGCCGACAATGTCAATCAGTACAATGGCGTAGCAGATGAGTTGCATACGCTGCAAGGTATCTTTGACAAAAAAGGCAAGATGGTTATTGATAAAAAAACTAAAGAGCCTAAGGTTATTCCTAATCCCGAATGGATCTTATTTGAAAAATGTATGCGCGGTGACCCTACCGACAATGTGTTCAGTGCCTTTCCTGGTGTTCGTAAAACTAAACTAGAAGAAGCATACAACGATCGTGCCAACCGGGGGTTTGCGTGGAACAATCTCATGTTGCAATCTTGGACTGACCATAACGGTGTAGATCATAAAGTACTCGACGACTATAATAGGAATCGTGTTCTAGTAGATTTAGCTGCTCAGCCCGACGATATTAAAATTAAGATTGCTGAAACCATTGCTAATGGCAGTGTGCGATTAAATCGACCAATGGTGGGAGCTCAGTTTCTAAAGTTCTGCGGTAAGTATGAACTTAATCGTTTAAGCGACAATGCCACAGCAATCAGCGATGTGTTGAGTGCCAGCTATCCAGAATGATTAATATACAAGAATTATTAGATCAAGAAGCCGACTTAGCCAATACAGGACAAGCAGACAGTGAAGAAAGAAAAAAGATTCATACACTAATAAGACTTGCAAGAAATGAAGAAGTTCGTCCTCATTGTTTCGGTGACGATGACTGTTCTACTAGAATTTTATCCATGTGCCCATGGCGAATAGATTGCGGAGAAAATCAAAATTATGAATAAAGAACTATTAAAGAACCTACAACTACAAGCGGGCGGTAGTCACTATCCCAGCATCAACCCAGAAATGCAATTAGCGTTTGCTCGGCTAGTTGTAAACGAATGTATCGAAGCTGTTCGCAAAACAGATACAACCCACGCTTACACTACGTTTGACAGATCATTAATAGATGCTACAATTGAAAGATCTATTAAGTCAATTAAAGAAAAATTTAAGTACCATGGCATTTAAAAGTCATCAAAGCCCGTTTCGTACTTTGCGATCAAAAGATCCCAATTTCACGCTGACAGATGGATTACTAGTTACTCCAAGGGCTGGATTTGAAATCTCGTCTGGTTGCCCTTACAATTATCGAGAAATCATTCAGGAATGTGTTCGTCATGGGTGGCTCAAACCTGTGGCAAATGTGTATGATCACGAATTAACTTTTGATGTATTAAAGGGAGTGACTCAATGAAACTTATTGATGTAATCGCCGCTGCCGAAGGCCGCGTATCTGGGGGAGACAAATTTCAATGGAAATGTTGGGGAGATCACGCAAGATTTATGGAGTTTGCAGATATAAATGGATCCGAGTTTTGTAGTGTAGTATTCGATGCTAAAACTTATGACGTGTATGACATTGAAATTTTTATCCCAGACACTGATATCTGTTTTAGATGGTTTAATCCTATATTCATCGACAGTTACATCAATGAAGCAAAAGTAAGAAACATAGATTATATGTTAGCATGGGACCGTATAAAATTTATCCCAGTGAATGATGCCGAAGTAATTATTGAATATATTAAAGATGTCATGTCTTCATTTTACGAAGATCTTACTATACCAGAAGAAATAGCATGAACACATCCTTTAGGCTTTGGTTATCTGAATTGTGGAGAGAAAATTGTGAAGAGCATGACCTGTGGAGACAGCCCCGTTATTCTCTACAAGAATACTTTGCTCGTTACAAATGGTGGCTCCGCCGAGAATATAGATTTCAACAAAGGAATAACAAATGATTGAAACTTTTATTTTTATTCTTGTTTTGTTACAAATCAAACACTGGTACATAGATTTTGTAAACCAAAATGAAGAAGAAGTAAAGCACAAAGGTATATACCTCAACTGGATAGGAGTTAAGCACAGTCTTAAACACGGCATTGGAACTTTTGCTTGTTTATGGGCAGTAACCGGTTGGGGAACTATCGAGTTTGCATTTTTTATCGGCGTGCTAGATTTTATCTTGCATTATCATGTCGACTGGGCGAAGATGAACTATGGTAATCGAGATATTACTACTCCTCAGTTTTGGAATCATCTAGGACTAGATCAAATGGCACATCAACTTTGCTACATCGCATTCGCAGGGCTTACAGTATTATGAATGAATTAATTGCTCGACCTATTATTAAAAACAAATATTGGATTGTAGAGTCAGAAGGCAATAAAGTTGCCACTATACAAGCTGTTGAAGACGGTGGTTTTGTGTATGTTTACAACAACGCACGTGAACGTTTTACTACAATTAAACTACTAAGCAAAGCTCGCAATGTGATCTTTGACAGTGCTGTAAAAAAAGAAAAACTTACACCAGAATATCATGAAGTATACGGTTACCCCGTAAGTAATAAACCATGGAATCTACTTTGGGACGTTAAGCACCAGTTTCCCATTTATACAAAAACCAACAAAAGTAAAAGTTATTATTGCGCTGGTTATTATATTATTAAATTTAATAATGGGTGGGTCAAAAGTTATTGTCCAAAATTTATTACATTAAACCGCTACGATTTTCAAGGTCCGTTTAAAACTAAAACAGACATGCAGGATGCACTAAAGGCGGTAAAATAATGAATGACACTAATTTAAGTCTGCATTTAAAAAATTTCAACGACAAAGTTAAATTAATGAATCAGACCGGTGGAAGAAATCTTATGCTAACTGCTAACGAAGCAAGAAGTCTTCATTCTGATTTGTTTGATTTGCTAAATCATTGTTCTACATTAAGCAAACAACTTGCAGCAGCAAAATCAGGGGATTCAGTAATCAGTATTGCTGTAGATGGGGGTGGATTTAAATAATCTACGTACATTAAGAGATAAATATTATTAGTTGATAAATCTATGAGTAGACCTAAACCAAATGTACTAATCGAACATGTAAATAAATCTACCTACAAGAGTGAGCAAATTCTCAGTAGTGAAGGCATTTGG